CCCCTGGACAGTTTCATTTCAATGTTGACCCATTCCTTGCCGGGATTCTCTTTCAGGTAGCGCTGCATCCACTCGCGGAATTGCTCAACATTGATTGAGAATTTTCCCAGCACATAGTCGGGCGTATTTTCGTGCCGCTTTTTCGGGTACACACCCCCTATCAGATCACTCATCGTCAATCACCGTTCGGCCATAGGCCAGTTCTTTCGTGGTAATAGTGCCGCCAGAGAGTTCTTCGATCTTCTTCCAATGCGCCAAAGGAACCTCGCCCGTTTTCTTCCAGCGCTGCACAGCCGCAGGGCTGAGTTTGAGATTTCGGGCCAACGGTCGAACGCCAAGATGCTCATGCACTACTTCCGCAGGGGTCATGTGTTTTTGCTTCATTTTGGTTCTCACTGTTTGCGAATACAGGGTGCTACTGTAGTACACCTTGTTGCACGTTGCAATACTTGCGCACGTTAACGCATGTGTATACACTTCAAACCTCACTCACATGAGGCAACACCATGACCAAAACGATTGAACCGGGCATTTACGACATGAAAGATGAGCAATACTTCTCATCGCCAGGTATCAGCAATTCCGCGCTGTCGCAATTCGCGCGCAGCCCCGCCCATTACAAGGAATCTCTGAAAACGCCGTGGGAAACCACGCCGGCCAAAGAAAAAGGCAAGGCGCTTCATTGCCTGATCTTGGAGCCGGAAGTGTTTGATGAAAACTACTTCACCTTGCCGGCAGACGCGCCAGCACGGCCCAGCAAAGCCGTATATAACGCCAAAAATCCATCTGAAGCATCAATGGACAAGATGGAGCTTTGGGCCACGTTCGACGCGCAGGCCAATGGCCGCACGATCTTTACCGCAGACCAGACTGCTGCCTACAAGGAAACAGCGAAGCATATCCGTAACCATGCCGAGCTAAAAAACCTGCTCGCAAACGGACTGGCTGAAAAGGCCGTGTTTGGGAAAGACCCCGTAACCGGCCTGCTGTGCCGCTGCAAAGTGGACTATCTGGCCGAAATTAACGGTCGCATCATTATTGTGGATTTGAAAACATCCGCAGATGCGCGGCCCAATGCGTTCCAGCGCAGCGCGTACAATTACGGGTACTTCCGGCAGGCCGCGTTTTATCTGGACGTATGCCGGTGGGCAGGCATCGAAGTGCAAGAGCCGTTCATTATCGCCTGCTTTGAGCCTGACCCGCCGCACGGCCTCAAACTGTTTGAGTGCAGTGGTGAAACCATTTTGCGCGGGCGCGGCTCGTATCGACCATTGCTCAACCGCATGGCTGAGTGCATGGAAAAAGACGAATGGCCTGGGTACGACACGGACATCACGCCGCTGCTGTATCCGTCATGGGCACAGGACTGAGGAACACACAATGAGCAACCAACAACTGACAGTATTCAAAGAGCGCCTGCTTTCCGATCCGGCGCAACAAGGGCTCGCAAGCCAGCTTCCCGACGATGTAGACATCGACAAATTCACCGCCGTTGTCATTCGTGCAGTTCAGGAGGATCCACAGCTTTTGCAGGCTGATAGCCGGAGCCTGTTCTTGTCATGCCAGCGGGCCGCGCAGGACGGGCTCATCCCCGACAAGCGCGAAGGCGCCCTGGTGGTCTATAACCAGAAGGTTAATGACCAGTGGGTCAAAAAGGTTCAATGGCAACCAATGATCGCGGGGTTGCGTAAGCGCCTCGCAAATCACGGGTTCGACATCCGCGCCGAATTGATCTACGAGAATGATTCTTTCGATTATGAGCTGGGCGATGAGCCAAGCCTGTCACACAAGCCGGCTCCTTTGGGTCAGCCTCGCGGCGCCCTGATCGGTGCTTACGCTATTGCCACCGGCCCCGATGGGCGCATGTACCGCGAAGTGATGGACATTGATGCGCTGAATTACGTCAAATCACTGTCAAAGGCATCTGGCGGGCCGTGGAGTAAGTTTGAAGGCGAAATGCACCGCAAGACACCCGCCAAGCGCCTGTTCAAATACCTGCCATTGCCGGATGATGATACGCGCCTGCAAGGGCTGATCGACCGTGACAATGAGCAATTCGATCTTGGCGAAGCCAGCACGGCAGCAAGGGACATCCAGGCCGAAGTACGGAAGCCTGCAAAGAAGGCATCAACCAGCCTTCCGAAGCCGAAAAAGGCTCCCTCTTTGGACGATTTGCCAGCGGAGGAAGTGACCGACAACCCGCCCGCCGAGGAAGCCAAGCCGAAAAAGAAAAAAGCCAGCAAAAAGAAAAAGGCAACCAAAAAGAAGGACGAGCCCAAACCGCCTGAGTCTGAGCCCATTGAGGGCGAGCTAGTTGACGAGGGTGATGACCAGCCTTTGTTCTAGCCACCTCGCTCGGCCTGGCGCATCTGCTCAAGTTCTTCCAGCTTGATTGCCTTTTCGGCATCTTCCAGTTCTTTGAGAATCGCCCTTCTTTCAAACGACCCCGGCAAATCGTCGGGGTTTTTTTCTGTCAGCAATTCGCGCAGCGTTTCGCTGTACTCTGCTGCCGGCGACAAGTCCTCAAACGTGGCCTGCTGATAGACTTCCCGCGCGGCCTTGCGAACAATGCTGCGCGGCGATCCATCCCGCGGGCTACGGCGCGCCCATTCTGGCAGATCGACCAATGTAGGCTTGCCTGTCTTTTTGTTGACAACAGGCTGGCCCACACGGTACGGCACAAACTCACCCGTCTTGCTGTCGTACCTGCCACGATTGGCCGGCGCGTCTGCATATCGCTTGAGATTGCCTTCGCTCAGAAGCCACGGATGATCGGCCTTCGCCTTCATCCAGACATCCATGCGCTCCTGGTCGGTTTCAGCCGCAGCAAAGTCCTCACGAAATTTATCAAGCGCCATTTGAATCTCGCCATGCTTGTGCGACCAGCCGCCATCACCATAGGTTGCGGCGCCAACACCGAAGATGACAGCGCCGGTCATGATCGTGCCGCCAACTACGCCCTGCTCTTTGTAAAGGTCGCCGGCATCCGCGAACGTCAGCGGGAACATTAGGCTTTGCAGTTCTTTGGGCAGGTCGGTCGGCTGGCCTATGACGTTTTCGCCCTGCTGTAGATTGATTATTGACCCTGGAATCGGCGCGAGCTTTGACCGTAAGAATCGGGTGATCTCACCAAAGGCGCCGCCGGAGCCGTAATCCTTTTCAAGGTCACTTCCCCACGGGTTATCGCGCAACGCCTGAACCTCGCCCTTGCTGTTGACTTTCGTGCCTGTAGCTAGGCGAGCTATAAACACCGTAGGCTGGAGCAAGCCGCTGAACAAATCCAAGCGGGTATCGCCAAAGCGCACTTTCAGGAAGTCGGTGCTGCGCGGGTCAACGTTAATCAGCGGCTCCTCATCATCTTCATCACGAAGCGCCATCGCCGCCATTGCGACAAGCCCAAGAACCGTGGAAACGCCGGCGAAGTACCGGGCGTATTCCTGCACGATCATTTTCTGCATCCGCTTCGTGGGCGCCCGATAAATCGGCTGGCCCGCAAGAAAGTTGAACCGTGAGGCAACGTATTTCGGTGCAAAAAACACCGTTGCAAGAAGCGGCCCACCAGCTTTGGCTGCATCAGAATGAATCTGTGACCATGACGGCTTGCCAATTACCCCGCGCCCTGTTGCTACGTTCACGAAGTTTGCAATGGCCTCCATTTCCTCCGCTGTGGCCTTACCGTTCGCCGTGAGCGTATCCAGTAAAGCATCGAAGGCATCAGCCCTCAGTACGTTCAGGAACGTGCTGTAAGCCCGCGCAGAAGCACCCACAGGGTTAATATCAATGCCATTGATTTCCACCTGCTTTGTGGCAAACCGCGACATATATTTTTCTTCCTGCTTGCTCAGTTCCGCAGTTTCCATGTCAGCCAGATACAGGCCCGCCTGCTTGTAGAATCGCGCATTTGGGCGCGTTTCAATGCCACGCAGGATTTCATGGTTTTTCTGATTGCTGAAAGCTGCTCGGAACATCGGCGCAAAGGCTTTTGCTGAACGAATCGGGCGACTCAGCACGATAACCCCGCCCTGCCGAAGCGCAGCACTAAAGTCGAACGATGTAATCACCGCTCGCGTGAAGTTGAATGACTCGCCAATATAGATCATGAACCGCTTAAAGGCGTTCATTTCCTTCACGCGCCACTTAATCAAATCATCCAGGTAACGCTGCTTCTCACGGTCGCGCTCATACCGCAGCTTGGCCGTTTTCTCATCGTCAATGACCGTGGCCGGCTTTTCGGGCTCGGAAAAATCCTTTTCCTTGTACCGGCGCCGATACTCGTCGATCTGGCGTTGCAGGTTCGCCTGCCGGATGCGGTTAATGCGTTCCTCACGGGTCAGCACCGGCTTTTGCGCGCGCTTCATGGCCTGGTAGACCGCTGCTCGCTGGTCGCGCAGTTTGCGTAGCGCAGCGACTTTTTCCGTCACTGGCTTCGGGCTGTTGTCGAAGATTGGCGAAAAGTCACCGTTGTCAAGGCGTTCTTCGTACATATCAATGGCCTTGACCAGATCATTGATGATTTTCTGCTCACGCCGCGCCTCACGGTCTGCCTTCGGCCCCTTCTTCATTTCACGGCGCATCTGCGCCACCTGCTTGCGTAGCTGGTCAATCTCGCTTTTCAGATCGGCATTGCGCTCCGACAAAGGCTCAAATTCCTTTGTGCGCTCTGCTGCCTGTCGGTTTTGAAGCACCAGATCAAGCTGGTTTTTCGTTTGCTCCAGGCGCTCAAATTGGATCTGCTCATCCGTTTTCGGCGGGTTCGCCTCATCCTCCATACGCTGAATCTCAGCCTGCAAAATCTCAATCTGCTCTTTGGCCTCAACAATTTCAGGCGTATCTTCCGGCGGTGTTGGACGAATAGGCTTCTCGCCCGTTTCGATTTGACGCTCAAGTTCAGCAATGCGGTTCTGGAGCCGCTTCAAGCGCGCCTCATTCATGCCTCTCAGGCTGTCCCTGCTGGCCTGCTCAGGGTTGCGGGCATCAAACTCCTTCCGCATGTTGTTGAGTAGCTTCTGGCGCTCCCTGATAGCCGCTGTGGCCTCATCACGCTGCATACCCGTGCGCTTCGGCAGTTTGTCCTCCGCAAGCCGGTCAATGGACTCTTGCAGCCGCACCAGGGTTCGCATTTCCCGCAGGTCGCGCGCCACTTCTTCTTGTGACGGGTACTTGGCTTTTCCGTACTCAACAAAAGCACGGCGCACATCGCGCTCGGTTATGTCCGGCCTAATTTCTTGAAGTGCTTTATGCACGGCCCCCATAATTGCATCTTCGCCCTGGAGTCCTTCTTCCATGAACGCTCGCGCCAGTCGGTACACGAACCGGCTGCTGATTTCGTCGCCTGCAAACGCCATTGTGGCAACTTCCCGCAAGACTTCATCGCTGCTTTCAGGGTCAAGATAAAACGCCTCCTCCTCTGCGTCCTGAATGGCCTGCTCGCGCAAATGCTCAATGTCCTCACTACGCAGGCGTGAGAATATTTTGTCGCCAACCGCGCCGGCCAGTTCCGTTGCAAACTGTGCTGACCGCCAAAAACCTATGTCCACCAGCGCGCCAGCAATCTTCGCCATTGATTTGTAGGCTTTCGGGTCTTTCAGGGGATTGCCTTCGGGAAATTTGGGCAAGCCAACACCAAGCACCAGGCTGGTGTTGATACCATCCATGCCCATCGCCTTCATCAGTTCTTTCTGGGCTGCTTTCAGGTTTCGCTTGCCGCGATTTATCTGCTCCTGGGTACGGTTGTCCAAACGGGATCGAACAGACGGGCCTTTGCTCTTTCGCTTCTGTTTCGGTGCGGCTTTTTTGACCTTCTCCCGATCAGCCTTCATAAGATCAATGATTGACTGAGCGCGCGTCTTTTGTCGCTTCTCGCCGCGCTTCTCGCTTTCATCAATCTCTTTGTCAAAGTCCTTGATCTTCTCAGCCCGTGCCTTGAGCGTTGCCCGCTCTGCTTTATTCAGCGGGCGCCCAAGATCGGCACGGGCTCGCTGCTCCATGCGCTCAAGCGTGAATTCCTTATTCAAAATTGCCTTGCGGAACGCCAGCGCCCGGCCCGTGGCCGTACCAATCTGCCGGCTTGCCACCTCAAGCTCGTATAGCTCTGCCTGTAGGGCTGCTGCCTCGCGCTGTGCGTACACGCTGTTTTCAACGCGCGCATCCAAGTCTGCAAGCTGATTCTGAATCTGCTGCATCCGGTACAGCAATATGGCGCTATCACGGTCAGACAACTGCGGATCAGGCTCAGTGCCAATGCGCTCCAGAATTTCTTGTACCACGTTCGGGTTTTGCGCCACCCGCGCCTCTGCCCAGGCAAGGGCTTCTTCCCATGTGCGACTGTCCGGGGTGCTTAGGGGTTCCTCTCCGCGCTGCTCACGGCGCTGATTGATGACTCGGTTTTGCAGGCTCGTTGTAGTGCCGCCTGCCTCGCCATCCTCTGCGGCTTGCCTGCCTGCAAGGTAATTCCTTCCGCGCGACCACAGTTCATCAAGATGCGGCTGCACAACATCGCCAAATTCTTCCAGCATACGCTTTGAGAAATCAGCAAAGTCACGCGCACCGTTCTCAATGTGCCACGCAGCCTTCACGGCCATCGCCGCCCACAACTCAGGATCAACGCCGCTGTTGAGTTTGGTCAAGCCGGATTTCAGTTTTGCATCGGCGCGGGCTTTGGCTTCATCGCTGACCAGTCTGTTTCGGCCCTGCGCTGGTTGCGTATCGGAAGCCAATTCCTGCATACCGCCGCGAGCCACGCGGATGACATTCAGTATTTCACCATCGGTCATTGGGGACGCGCGGTTTATCAGCGAATCCATGATGTTCCGCATGGTGTCCAGCCAACGGCCAATCAGGCTTTGGGTTTCACCAGTGAGACTAGCCGGCGCCACAAACCCTTGATATAGGCGACCAAGCCTTTCCAGTCGATTGATCTCATTCGCTGTAGCAAGCTCGACAATAGCTTCTTCGGTGTGTTCCAGTTCATTGAAAGGCTCCCTTCTCTTTTGTGCAATTCTCTGGGCCAGGTCGCTAATAGTCGGGTTTTTCGCCGCCGCTTGAAGAACCTGTATGCGCTGTTGCTTGAACGCCGTATCAAGCCCGCCGTGGAATAGTTCATGATTAATCAGCCATACCAGTGCGCCCTCATTCATGAGGCCCGCATAATCTTCGTAAACAATGACTTGCTTGTTTGCTCGATCATACTCAGCAAACTTAAAGCCTTTCTTGGCGCCTTCAAATCGCGGCTTGTACACAATTCGATCAGCGTACTCAGGGAACCGCTCCGCAATGATTCGGCGCATTTCCTGCTTCTGTGCGTCCGTGGCCGGCTCACGCTGGGTTGCAGATGATGAATTGGCATCAAACACATCACCCTGCTCTGGGCGCTGTCCGGGCGTATTGCCGGCGAATAATTCACCCTCGCCCTGGTCAGGCGTTACCTCATCACGACCTAACCCGTCCCGCTCGCCATCACGCCGTTTTTCTTCGGCTCGGTTGATTTCTTCGGCTGTTGGCTCTGGCGTGATTTCATTCGTTTCGCGTGTTCTGCTTTCGCGTCTTTCCGTGCCTGCTCGCGGATTTGCTGTTTCAGATTGTTCGGCAATTTGCTCATTGATATATTCCTCGTATGCCTGATTGTAGACCTCGTTGGATTCTTCCAGATATTCCGGCATCCACCCCTCAAGGTTCCCAAACTCACGCGCTTTTGCTTGGTCGCGCTGTTCGCGGAAGTCACGCAGCATGTCTTGCCATGTGTCATAGGCGGGTTCGCCGGTGCGCGGGTCGGCGCCCGTCCTGTTATCACGGATTATTTCAATCAAACCCATGACGAATTCTTCTTGGCGCACACCCATGTTGCGACCTTCAAGCGCGGCCTCAACAGCGTTTTTCGCTTGAGCAACCGTAAAGCCTTGATCGTTGTTCTTGAACCAATCAGGGTTTACGGAAGGTGTCCTGATTGTGTCCTCATAATCCTGCATTACACTCCCGTCTGAGCGCCTTCGGCTTTCGGCTCCTGCTGCTGGAGCCACAGAAATACCACCCCCAGGAACCAACTCGTCAAGCATGGCAGCAAGCGGCTCACGATACTCGGCACGTTTCAGGCGCGGGTCAATCTCGACACGCTTACCGTCACGGACTACCTTGCCGACAGTAACACCTGGCTCCGGCGCTGCTTCGGCCTCTGGCTCCGGTTCTTGTGCAGCCTCCTCGTTCATTGCTACCTGCTCGCCAACCATGTCCTGAAAATGGTTTGCGAAGTTCTGCGCGATCTGCTCGCGCGGGAGTAGCGCGCCTGTTTCATCACGAACCTGTACGCCTTCTCCCTCAAGAGCGATTAACCTAGCCTCACTAGCTTGCATAACCTCTTGCGTCCACCCATCAACAACAGCCTGCTCGGCCTCGTTCGCTGGGACAAACGGCTCAATAGGTTCTGGTTCTGGCTCAACCGCCGGCTCTGGCTGCGCTGGTGCATCCTGCTCGCCTGCAAGGATGGAACCCAGCGTATCAGCAAGGTTAACCGGATCGACGGCTGCTGCGGCCTGCTGTGCGGGCTGTGCGGGCGTTTCCATTTGAGGAATGACTGCCGCTGCGGCCTGCTCTGCTGCTGATTGCTCTGCTTCTGCCTGCTCTGCGGCGCGCTGTTCTTCCAGCAAGCGCTCAATCTCGGCATCAATCTCGTCTTGCGTAGGCTCCGGCTCCGGGGGCGCTGGCTCGGGTGTTTCGGGCTCTTTTCCCTGAGCCAATCCGGCCAAAGCACCGGGGCCGGCTGCTGCTGCCCCGCCAACCACGGACGCGCCTGCAAGCCCCTCAAGTGCCTGATCTGGAGTTTTTTCGCCAGCAACGACTGCGCCAACATTTTCGGCAAGCTGGTCGCCGGGCTCTTGTATGGCCTCTTGCGTTACCTCTTTTGCCGCGCCCTTCCCTGTCCTTGCAATGACGCCGCCTTTGCCTTTCTTGGCGACACCAGCAAGAACGTCTTGGACTACGTTAGCGCCTGCGGCCTGTGAGGCGCCAAGCGTGAGCAAGTTGGTCACAAAGCCCGTGCCAAACGCTGCATTGCCTGCCATTGACCGCATGAGAGCGCGCGCGGCTGCTGGGTCGCCTGTTTGCTCAAGCGCCACTTGATAGGCTTCGGTTTTTGCAAGCTCTTTATCCGGCAGTCCGTCAATCATCTGCTCAACGCCCTGGCGAGAAAGCATTGCCGCCATCTGCGTTTCGCTAAGCACGGAACCAGCAATGCCAGCGCCCTTGCCAAACACCCCTGCCAGTCTGCCGATACCAGCCGCCGGAAGCATATAGGGAATTGACTCAACGCCAAGCTGAGCAATCTGACCGGGGTTGTCCCAAAGGAATTGGGCTGTAGTTTTTGCGCCGCCCTTTATTGATTCGCCTAGCTGCTGATCGAGCCATTTTTGCTCATCACTCAGGGCGCGATCAGCGCGTTCATCTTGTGCTGCAATAACGGACTCTGCCGCAAGGTTTCCCCATTTGCCAAGATTTTCCTCGGCAATTCCAGGCATCCCTTGTGCGCGCCTGCGTAGCTCCTCGTTGGCGTAAGACATGGCAATATCTGCGCCTTTGTCATCGCCAAACGCTTTTATTGCATCAATGCCAGTAAAGCCACCTATCGTGGACGCAGTGCCGGCCAGCGCCTCATCAATCCACGAAACATCATCAGGCCGCGCATCAGGCGAAAGTGCATCAAACCCAAGCGCCATGAGGTTCGCAACCGCGCCTTTGGTTTTTGTGCCGGCATCAACAACATTTTGAAGAACACCAGCCTCCGGTGGCCTTTGCGCGGGCGCAGTCGGTTCCGGCGCAGCATCAAGCGGAACCAGTTGGTCGCGCCAGCTTTGTTGCGGCTTCGGCTCTGCTGCTTGCTCAGGCTGATCTAACGGAACGAGTTGATCCTTCCAACTCACGGCATCACCATAATGCGGCCATCAGGGGCCACAAAGACGGAACCGCTTGGCGGCGGGTTATCATCACTGAAATCGTCCATCCGGTACGCCGTTTCCGGGCTCTTTCCATCCCGGCCCTCAATGACCGGCCATGAAGCCGCCGGCGCCGCGGACTCTGGCGCTGGGCCGGTAGCTGAATCAGCCACGACAGCCGCAGCTTTGTCAGCGTTGTAGCCGCCTTGCGGATACTGCTTCATGTACTCAGCAAACGCGATCCGGTCATTGCTGTATTTCGGGTCTTGCAACGCCATGTCACCAGCGAACGCATAGAAGTCACCAATCCTTTCGGCCACAACCTGAGGATTTGTGCCTGCTGGGTATTGCATCCCGAAAAACTGCTGAATTGTGCTGTCCGACATTTTCTTAGGCGCCCGCCCTGTAGTTGGATCAGTGCGCAGTGCTTTTTCTGCCGCTGCCTTCCGTTCAGCCGCTTGCGCTTGCTTGTATTCCACGGTCGCGTCTGCCTGGTCATCAGTACGAACATTGCCAACGCCAAGCATCTTGTCAGAGCCAACGCCGATCAGCGCATTAAAAGCATCCGTGCTGGACGGTCCATCAGGGCCAATCATGTCAAGCGCGCCCTGCCGCGCCTCATTCTGCTGCATGATTCCACGAGTGCTTTCAGCGTTTTTCATTTCGCCGGTCAATTCAGCCATGATTGCAGCCGATAGCGGGTCTGACGGATCAAGCATACCCGCAAGCTGCTCATGAAACTTGTTCTGGCGATTCGCCATCGCAGCATCAGCCATTCGCTTGTCCAGGGAAGCCATCTGGTTCTGCGCGGCAATGATGCGCCGCTGCTCACCCTGCTGGATAAGCTGGTCACGCGCAGGCCGCGAGCCCACGTTAAACGCTAATTGCTTGACTCCCTGAAACTGACTCATGGCTATGGCCCTGTGTACGGGCCGGTGTAGCTTGGGCCGCGATTAGGTGTATGCGTGGATCCACCACCGCCGCCAAAGGCTCCGGTGGCGATACCCTGCCCGGCGCCGCTCAATGCAGCCGCGCCAATATTAATCCACGGATTGGGTCGATGGCGGTTTGCACGAAGCCGCGCCAGAAACTCGCTTTGGCTGGCATCACCGGAAAGGCGAGCAAGATCCATGTTCGCATCGCCGCTCAGGTTCCGCTCAGAAAGCCTCTGATCCCCCGCTGCATCCATGACGCTAAATAGCCCAGCAAGGGCGCCTGCGTAGTCGGTTGCGCCCGTTCCAGCGCGCCCCTGGTAAGCCGCAGCCGTATCCGATATGCCGCCTTCTTGATTCACGCTGTTAAGCGCCTTCTGACGCGCTCCGGCAATCGCTCGCTGCATTGAGGACATTCGCTCATCGCGGAACGTGGACGCATCCGACTCAGCGGTCTTGTCAACCACTTCGTTGACCTTCTGCGTAGCCTCCCTGCGCGTTTGAGCCTGCTCACGAATACCCTGAGCAATCTCACGATCCTGTTTTCGTGCTGTGCGGCGGTTGTTGTATTCAGACGCGCCTGCCGCTACGGCAGACATCACCAAAGGAACCCATGCTGCTTCAGTACCCATTACCCACCTCCTGACTGCCCGCCTGATACGGGACTAAATAAAGCGTTTTGAGGCGAGTAAATGCCTCCGAATTGCTGCTGCTCGCGGCGACGAACATCAGCATCCCGACTCGCCTTGTAAATGCTGGCGTAGTCGCTGAAAAAGTTGTCGAAGTTCTGCTCACTGGTCTGGTTGCGGCCAAGCTCCAAGTTTTGTCGCATAGACTGCAACGCATTGCTTTCAGCCGTACCCATGTTCAAGCCTCCAAGCGCCTGATTGAACAGGCTCAGTTTTGCGTCCTGATCTGACTGGCGCACGTTATTGGCTGACGCTTTGGCGCGGCGGTCTGCCTCCAGAATCGCCCGCAAATAATCCTCCGCAAGATTCTGGCCCTGGTCAATGGCGGTTGAGCCACCCCCAAGGCCGGAGCGGGCAAGCGCAAATTTCAACTGACGGTCATTGTCAGCCTTTGTGCGGTCAAGGTCGCCCATGAGAAACTGACGAGTAGCTGCCTCGTACTCATCAATCTGCGCCTGACGTTCGGGGCTTGAAAAAACTTCCTCAATGCGTCCCTGTGTCTGCTGAATTTGGCGCTGGCGTTCTTCCTCGGCCTGTTGTGCTTCACGCGAAGCACTACCACCACTGCTACCCATTGTTCTGCTCCTTCGTCAGTGCATAATTTACCATAGCCTCACCATTGAGCCCGAAATTTTCAAAACGACCCTCGTATTTCATGCGCAAACCCTTCTCGTACCACTTGCAGGCCAGGCTCCGCGACTCACTCGCGGAAGTCTGTAGCCGCCGGGCAATACCGCCATCTTTATCAAGCATCGCATCCATCACTCTGCGCGAATACTTTGTGATTGAGCGCCACCGCTTATCCCAGCCGCCCTCGCGGCCCACCATCCACGACTGATAAACGCCATCAATGATGGGCGACCACCCTCCCGCTACAACCGGCCCTTCTTCATCAATGACGGCAAACTTCGGGCCTCGATTCATCCAGAATTCGTTTGCGGCCACATCAGGGTTCCACGGGCCAACAAGCGCCTCGTATTGCACAATCTCATCTTCACGCGCACGACTGCACAGCCAAAGCAAGTCAAAAAGCGTGACATTTTCGGTCAGAAAACAACTCATTTGCCCGGCCTATGGTCTTGGACGTAAAGATTCGTGGCGTTCCATTCCCAATTTGTTTCACTTCGATACGTCAAACGCATTGAGAATGTTGGCGCCGCAACAGGCACAGGCACAAGACTGCCCGTGTAAGTGTCTCCGGGAAGTTCAAATTTCGGCGTGAACGCGTCCAGGCTATTCTGGTCATAGCCAATCTCAACCTCAACCGTACCTTCGCCTGCAAGGTCGAAACCCGTCAGCATTTTTGTGACTGCGGACTGACCCCAATCCAGCCACGGCCATTGCAGCACAGAAATAAACGGCACACCGTCATCATAAAGCTCGTATTCAATGACCTCGTAGACGCGATCACCAGTGCGGATATACAGCGTGTCCTCAAGGTGCGCAAAATACTTGATAACGAAGTCCCAGCGATAGCGCGACCACTTGCCGCGCGTACCGCCCTGGTTCATGGTGTAAACGAAAACATCATTCTGAGCCATTACTGAGTCCTCGTTGAGTAGTTGAGGATTACCCAATTCACGCCATTGGGGCCAGTTTCACTCATCTTGATGTTCCAGATGTACTTGCGCCCAGCTTCAAGAACCAATGTCCTGCTTGGCGGCGTAGTCGGGTTTGTGTACCCATCCGTTCTTCCTGTCACGAATGTCGGCTGCGTTCCATTGTTGACTACGGGCTCGCTGTAATTCTGCACCTTCGTATTCAATGACACCGAAGGCCGGCCCGCCGATCCCGTGGTGGTAATTGCCAAAAAATTCACCGATTTGTTTGGCGGGCTGTCGGGTACTTGGAACCACACAGAAATGCCGCCGGCGGGAATCTGTTTGACCTGATTGCCGATGCTTCCAGGCCCGCCATTGAAAGGGTCTGCTACGCCAAAAAACGAACTCCACGAAACGGCGCCAGTAACGTCCGTTGGGTCATTGCCACCCCCGCCGGGCGGCTGAACCGGCGGCTGTTCTGGATTGGCGGGCGAAATATCGCGTTTGCGAATTACCAGTTCGTCCGTGTCCGAAGCCATGACCAGCCAAAGCGGCGTTCGCGTCGGAAAGCTCATTTCATCCGTGGCGGAAGCGCCTGCCACCCACGAAAGGGACGAGAACACAACACCGTTATCACGAACAAGGAAAAGATTTCCGGCCAGGGCCGTTCCCACAGAATCCCTGATCTGGATGAGATTGCCGCCATCCGTAGTGTCGATTCTTACCTTCCATGGCGTAGTGCCGCTGTCCTCAGAAATGGTGACAACCTCATTGATCTCATCATCATTACCAAACGCTTGACCAAACACCTCAAGGAATGTCTTTTCAGTAGCCAAGTCCAGATCAATAAAGCCGCCAGCCGTGCTTTCCCAATACGGAATGGTGATTTCCGGCGGGTTAGTCGGGCCTGGAACAACAATGTTGTTCGGGTTTTCAAACAGGAATTGCAGCCGGTTGTTTACACCCATACCGATCTTCAAGAGGCGCGAGGGCGCCGCAGTCAAAACATACTCGGTTTCGTACCGATCTTCCTGTGACCGATAGTTCAGATTCCCATCACGGTTGTACGCCAAAATGATTCGGCTGTTGTCGTTCTGTGTGCTGCGAACGTCATCAAGAACACAGCGCGGTGACGTAGCACCCTCTGCTATTTCCTCAATGCTGTTGGTCTGAGTGATGGGGTTATACCAGTAATACTTGGCAACCTCATCCTCGACAAACGCAATAAACGGGCGCATATTCTGGTCAAAAGCCAGGCTCAGTTCTGTGATCTCTCCAGATGCAGTGAATGCCGTAGTTGGGCTCCCAATCGTTTCTGGAGTAATTACCACATCGCTGCCGCTCAGGCTCACTTGCCAGTTCTGGACATCCAGCCCCTCGCTCGGGTCTTGCAGCGCACGGCCACCCCTCTGCCAGTCTGTCAGAAACTCAGTTTCTTTGTCATACGGCTCCAGAAAATCACTGATTACCGGAAACGATGACAGCCTGTTAAGGGGTATCGCCATGTTATGCCTTGCGCGCCCAACTCCATCGCCAGTTCAGGGTCAATTCCTGCGTGTTGTCTTTCAGGATTCCCTTCGTATTGTCAGCATCATTTTCAAAAGCCATGCTGGCTAAATTCCAGTCATGAGAGAAATAAATGCCCTTGATGCCATCGGTGTAATTCGCCCGCGTGTAATCCCACACGCAGGCAAAATCCTGATAGTGATTGCCATCAACATAAGCCGCTTTTGTGGCGGTTTCTGCGGGTGACGACGCTCCCGTCCAGTTGTCCGTCCAGTTTGTCGGCGGCGTTGTGTCTCTTGCCCCCACACCGGGCGTGGCGCCCGTTCTGCGAACATCCCAAATATTAGTGACACCAGGGTCGGGCGTTGAAGCAACTTGCAGCCATCTGAGCGTGGTGTTGTACAGCACCGAATCAAGGGTGATTGTTGAAGTCGTTGCCGTATCTTGCCCGTGCCATACACGAAACTCGTAGGTCACATCAAGAATTTCATCCGACAGCACAGTAATTGTGGTCGGCGTACCGCCTCCATCCGTGATGAGTGACCGGCTGGTCAACGTACTGGCCGTTGGGCCGACACCAACTTCCGCGAGAACACCCTCTGCATCACCAATGTCAAATCGAAAGGTGCGAATCAAGCGATGGTAGCCTTCGGTTCCGTCAAACACATGATCCCGCGTATCCGGCCCTGTCGTGGTGTCGGTCACCCCACCAACAACCGGGGTGGTAAGTGAAGTGTCTGTATTTGCCGGCGCGGTGTTGCCCGTGCCCACATAGCAGTAACGATCCCAATCACTCGTTTTGGCAAAGTTGTCCATGCCTGTGTTGGTAATCAGGTTTTTTGACCACCCCGTTTCAAGGCGAACCTCGCCATCAGGTCGGCGCACAGTAAATTTATAGCGGCCCTCCATGCGGCCACTGACATTCCCATTTAAGACAATTGGCCGGCGGCTCGGAACCCAAATGGCCGGTGCTTTGTTAATGCTCATTTCTGACTCCTACGCGGCAAGTGTCCCGCTCTGCAATGAATGGCTACTTTCGATAGCCTCGTCTACGTCATAATCAATATATTGCACTGATACAACCAAATCCCCGCTTTGCAGCGAGTGTGTTCCATCAAGCTCAGGAACCTCTGTGTAATCTTTGTACCCAACAACCGTTTCAAGTGTACCGCTTTCAAGGCTGTGTGTTCCATCAAGCTCAGGAACCTCTGTGTAATCTTTGTACCCAACCACATCCAGAAGCGAACCGCTTTGCAGCGAGTGCGTGGCATCAAGCTCAGGAACATCAAGGCCAAACACCCAGCCCGATTTGAGGCTATTGCTGCTTTCAATTCCCTCCGTCAGCACATACGGATATTGCATCGTGCTGAATTGATACTCGCCAGGGTCGGGCGCAGTTGGGGTTTCAGGAAACACCCCTGGGCGCCCATTTGATTTGGTCGGGAACGTCAGCCAATACTGGCCGAACGAAGGGTAATAGGTAGCAATGGGGTCGATGGTCTGATTGACCTCCGGCTGCACCAGCACATCAATCGGCAGTCCAGCATCCCCAGCCGCAAGGTTTTCAGCGCCAACGGCGATACCCACCGTGCGAACACCAAGCGCCGCCAGGAAGAACAGGTCGTTTGACACAGGCTCCGCAGCCTTGTGGTGAGCGCTACCAATGCCGTTCATTGAATCCAGCAAGGCCATTGCTACGGGGTCAGGGTCGATCTGCCACACCTGCACAGACGATTGGTTCCAGACAACCAGATTGCCACGGTAGTTGCCCATAGCCGTAACGCCAACCTGCCCTTCCTGCTGCAATCCGGTCGGCAAGAACCCAGCATCTTCCGGCGTAGACCAGTCGCGCGGATCAAGCGTTGCGCTGAAACGCACCACATCATTATCGCCGGCGAATATCTTGCTGGCGCCAATTGCAACCTCTTTGGTCTGAGGGCAATTCCGATCCGTAATGGCCTGCGACTCGCAACGCCATTGCATTGTGCCGTCCTGAATGATCTGACCGGGAACGGTAGGCCATGACGGCTCAGTATCGCCCGATTTAAGCAGCGCACGGGCTTCCCATGTCACCGTGTCAGCCTGTACCGCCGTCCACTCAACCGTGCCGTCCGTTACCGTGGCGCTGACTGTATCGGGCCACGCAGGTTCTTCCAGTCCGCTCTTGCCGCCCGTGGTAGCCTCAAAAAGCAGCCCTAGCGGCGCGCCGGTTGCTGTGGTGGTGTAATTCCACGAAAACGAATCAAAGGCACTTTCGCCCGTATCGTGTTCGGCTTGACCAATGAATTTGACCTTCGCCGCGCTGGCAGGAACCTGCACAAGCAGCACGATCTTTCGGTATCCGGCAGTGCCGTCACCAAATGCAAAGGTGCTTTTCAGGGTCGCAACAAAATTATCGCTCGCATCGACAAAATATGCCTGGAGCTGACCTTTTGCTGCTGGATTGGTGCGCGGGTCAAAGTAACATTGTGCGATGAACCCCCGCGCCGGCTCAACGTCCAGAAAAGATGACTCTACCTTTGCAATGCCGCCAGTTTGGTTTGGCGACATTTTGACGTAATTATCGCCTTCAAACGCACCAGCCGAATCACCAACAACAACGGCTGCGCCGCTATACGTCCAATCACCACCGCCGGATTCAAACCCGCCATCCGTGATCGGCGTGGATTCGTTCTCCGGCACAGCGGTCGGCTGGACAATTGCACCCAACGCATAGTCGGTGCTGGGTTGCCAAAGAGCAACACTCATTGCTCAATTCCATCAGCATTGCGGCCAAAGTTCGGGTTTTCATAACGCGGCCCCTCTGGGCCTTCTCCAGCACCTGGGCCTGGAGTCGTATCTGGCGGCACAGCCTGATAAGTGACGGACTGAGACTCGATAACTGTGCCGCCCTCAACAGTAGGCCACACAGGCTCCGTACCGCCACTGCGCGGCGTATCGCCTGTTACCGCAATGACTTGATAGAAAAATCCGTTGGAAACCGTTGGCTCGACGTTCTCGCCTACCTGCCGCGCCACGTTTGGCGCCCACAGCGGATAATTCAGCGATGAGCGTTCAGCAACGTATCGGAATCCATTTGGGGCTGTCGGGAGAACAGCCGTACCCTCTGGGTAAATCTTTCCAGCCTCCCATGCGTCCACTTCCTCAATCCAGAAATGGAAATACTGGCTGTCCTCAAATTCAATGACAGCGTAAATGTAGCCCATGAAAGGCTGCGCGAAATGACACTCTGTGGCCTTCAGTGAGGGCGTAATGGGATGCTTGACCAGCACATAGCTGTACCGCTCATCATCGTCCACAATCGGGGTGCTGGTGAATACCACCAGCTTGCCATTGTGCGCGACAAGCCCGCACGTGCCTTCCGGCAACTGCTTGTGCAGGCGTGTACCAGGGCGCGGCTTGATAGTGCCTGACATGGTGATATAGGCGTTGAGACAGTCGTACAGCGTTCCCGGACTGGCATTGCCCTTTCGCCGCAAGCGCGTCATGCCTGCGTTGTTGGTTGTGAGGCTGACTGAGCGCATCAGACTTGCTGCGGCCTCGGAATATTGCGCCCCTGCGGCCTTGGGTCAGGAATGTATCTCTGGTTGCCGTGGCCTTCTTTCACCACCTGATTCAATGCAACCTCTGCTTTGCGGAAATACACCTGAGCATCCTGCTGACCGTAATGCGCCTTCGCAAGCGCGAGCGCAAGATTGAACACCATGTCAGGGTCAATGGTGGTCACATCAGTATCAGCCTGGAACGGAAGCAGGCCAAAAACACCATAGATCCACACCGTGTAGTTTTCATCCGGCGCCGGCCAGATTTCCAGCGTGTCCGTCCATTCGTAGCATTGCGGGATTGAGGCAGATGTTTGGTTGTACCGCATCGGATCAATGCCTTCTTTCATTTCCCACCACTGCGTGTCCTGCTGGAGCATCAGATGGTCAATCTTTTTCTCATACAGGCTTATGTAGTTCACAGTGGACACGGCAACGCTTGGGCCTGCTGCTGCCGTTGTCAGGACGCTTTGCTCAACAAACGTAAGCTGGTCTGTAGCAACCGCAGCAATTGTCATTTTCGTGCCGTCATTGGCCCCGCCAGCAATGGTGATGATCTGGCCTGCCTTGAACCCTTCGGCCTGAAAATCGCCCGCCGCGCGCTGCACAAAATCGCCTCCCGCATCGGCGGTGAACGCCAAATCGGTGCGGAAGTTCGTGGTGATTGAGGGAACGTCATAATGCCGCTCGCCGGCAATGATCGGGATTGACCACCACCGCTTGATGCGATCAGGGTGGCCTGGTCTACGATACAGATCAACCTGAGCATCGTAGAGAAAATCGTTCAGCAATTCGGTCATGCCCGGCGGCGGCGCAAGCAACTGCGCGGAAAAATTCAGCCGAATCATCAACCGATTGCGTAACGCCAGAAGGGTAGAGGATTTGTGTTGATAGGGAGCCCCGGTGTAAATCGGGGGGCCGTTAGTGCCACCAGGCATAGCTTATCTCCCGTAAAAGCGCCCCCTCGGGCAGAGGGGGGCGCGGGTGAAAGGAAGATCAGTCCAAAGGATCAGACTCAGCGGTTGCCTCATCCTCCGGCCCATCTTCCTTGGGGGGATCGTCATCGGCAACTTCGGGCTCATCACCCTCAAGCGCCGCGATCAGTTCTGCTTTCTTGAGCGTCGAGTAGCCTTCAATGCCCTTTTCGTCAGCAAGCTTTTTCAACTCGGCAACGGTCAGGTCTTTCAACTCTTTCGGCTCATCGCTTGCAAACCAATACGCAGCCTTGTACGCATTGGCAAACTCGCGCTCACCAGCCTTACCGCGCCCGTAAGCTGCATCGAAGAAGGTTTCTTTCGTGCCTTCTTCTTCGCCATGCCGGCGCAGGCGGTCTATCTCTGATTCAATCGACTCCGGGCTTGCGATGTCCGCAACATACTCGTTGTGAACCTCCAGGGAGCCAAACTTTTCCTGCATCACAGGCAGTTCGTACTCAGGGAACCGTTTTTCGATCTTCGTCATCGGCCCCTTGTGAATGTATACAGCAACAAATCGTAACTTCGCCATCTTGCTTCCTCCGTTCAAATAACACCCCCGGCGAACCGGGGGGTGAATTTACTTGGTGGCGGTTGCGATTGCGCTGATAAGGCCCGCAGTTCCCGCCGCCGTGTCTACATTAACACGAAGATAGCGGCGACAGGTAACGGACGCAGTAGTCAGGCCGACAGTATCAATGCTGCCAAGCAGTTCCCAGGTCGAATCATCGTCCGATCCTTCAACATCGTACTGAGGCGCAGTGCCAGAGCCGGTTGAAAACATGGAGATGGTGATCGGCTTGCCAACCTCAAACGGCGTTTTGCCGCCAAGATCAACGCTTGCCTTTGCGCCGGTGCTACCGGCTGCGCTTTCCAAAATCTGAATGGTGTTACTCATGACGTTTCTCCTTAATCTGTGGAGCCCCCAACAAACGCTGGGGGCTCCTGCCGGTTAGGCGATGGTAAGAACGGCCATTGAACCAGGGTGGTTCGTGGTCAGGGCGCCACGCCAAGTCAGACCCCAATAGTGCGTGTAGCGGTCATAGACGCGAGGCGGCTTGCGGGTAATCATGTCCTGACCCTTCATTGGGCGCAGTTTCAGGAACCGCGTGTTCAGGAAGTAGCACCGCTTGTCCCACGGGTTCGTGGCATCGGGAACCTGCGCTTGCAGATCATCAAGTACCGGGTCCCACTGGACTTCAACACCCTTGAAGCCAAGGCGGTTCACACCGCCGTCCAGTCCAACGCCACCAGACTGAGGAACCGTAATCTGGCGCTCAAGATTGGCCTTGTTGTCCTTGCGGTAAGCATCATAGAACTTGCTGCCTGCAAGAATCAGGTTCGGGCGGTTGCCGCCAACACGGGTACACTGCCGGAAGATCACTTCCATGCCTTCGGTCATTTCATCCGCGTTGGTTCCGTCCATGTTCAAAAGAACCTGGTTGCGGAAGTACGCATTGGCCGAAACAGACCGATCAATACCACCAAGAGTTCCGGCGGCAGGGTTGATTGCGATCAGATGATCCAGACCTTCCAGCGCCTCGCCGTTCTGAGAGCCGTCAAGGTGAAGCTCAAAATCCATCTTCTCCTTGAAGCCAAGCATCAGCGTGTCGGTGTTCTCGTTCATGAGATTCACAAACTGGTGCTTTTCGCTCGTGGTCGGGGTTGCACTACGATCATCCGTCATGGTGATGTAGTTTGCCGCCAGTTCTTCTTCCGTCAGGAAGAAACCGTCATGGGCAGAAGCCCACGGGAAGTTGGCGTTTCCCAGGGTACGCTTGTTGTTGTACGAAACCTGACCGTTCGGGCCGAACCACTGAAAGTTGCTGTCGTTCGTGATACGCAGCTTTTCTTCAATGTACTGTTTGGCACCGGGGAACGTCTGCTTGTTAGCCATCAGGGCTTTAAGCAGCGGCCGGTCGGTGTTGAAAAGATCCTCGGGCTTGCTACGGATTCGATAATCCATTGCAGACTTGCCCGCGTATGACATTTGTTCAGCGTTAAAAGGCATAACTGCACTCTCCAAATGATTGAGAAATAAATTTCCTAACCACCTGGGAGTGCGAAGCCCTTACTGCACTACCGGACGCGACCCCGGCTTACTGCTGGCTGGTGTTATGCAAAGTATGATTCATGCAAGGGCAGATTGCAAACCCTACTGCCCCATATTTTCAAGCGCCATGTCCAATGCCTCCAAAGCGGAGCCAGGTTCTTTTTTCAGGCCGGAACTTGATTCGGATGCGCCGCCAGGACGAAGGCTGTTTGGGGCAGGCTTGCGCTGCGGCGCCGGAGCTGCGGATGGTGACGGGATGCGCTTGTAAAATGCGCGCGTCATTTTTGCCCATTCGCTAGGGGCCACTCCAGAATCCACCATGTCTTTGATGAACCCCTGTAGCTCGCCCTGCTTGGCAACAAACTCGGGGTCTTGTGCGCGCAGTTCAGCGCCCAGCGCGCTCAACTCGCCCATCGCCTGCTGTTGCGTTGTCGCAACCTGCTCGCGCTGCTGCTGGGTCTGCTGAGAGGCGTGATGCACACGCTGACCGGCCCGCCCTTTCGCAATCTCAAGCGCATCTTCGCGGTCAAGGTAGCCATCATCGACTTTCTTTTTCAAATCCTCGTATTCACTCAGCGGGTCGTAGCCCGGCGCTTCCTTGCCAAGCATTTTGCCGAGCGCCTGGGCTTCTTCCATCATCATTTGATACGCCTGCTCCAGCTTGACTGGATCGGCACTGTTGACGGCCTCCAAGTATTGCAGCGTTCTGCCAAACTGTTCCGGCGTGGTCTTGGTGGACTGTATGGTTTCCACCCATTCCGAATTCTGCTGTCGCAGCTTCTCTGTCTCAGCCGAAACCTCGTCAAAACGCTCTTTCAGGGAGTTGAACCGCTCACGGGTTTTTTCCGGCGCGTCTTTGTCCAGTTCCCCAAACTCATCAGACGGCTTCTTGGAGCCTTCCGCTAATGCCTTTTCGGCATCGGACGGTTCTTCGGTTTTTTCGGCGGCTTCATCCTCATCGGGTTTGGCGGCTGTTTCTGGTTCAGCATCGCCCTCATCAGCATCCTCAACCTCTCCGACATTTTCGGGCTCACCATTCGACTTATCCCCCTCAGTCTTATCCTGCTCGTCATCCACGTTGAGTTCTTCGTCGATGGGCGGGTATGACTCATCCTCATCGGGCGTACTTTCAACGCCAAGCGCCTCATCCAGGGCCGCAATCTGTTCGTCAACCGTGTTCTGATCGTCAGCTTTATCATCTTTCTTGCTCATAAACCGTTCCTCACTCTACCGGGTTGGGCGCTTCCTCCAGCGCGGGTTCCTGCATGGCTGGCTGCTGGCCGTTCATGCCTTGCTGCTGATTGGCAAGAGCATCACCGCCAAACAACAGGTACATCATTGCAATATTTGGCGGGATAGACGCGCCAGTCTCCGTGATCGTTTTCAAAACGTCAGCCCGTTCGGCCTCAGTCTTAGCCTTGTCGAGCATGATCTGCGCCTGCGTTTCCTCATCAGGCTTTTGGGCCTCGGGGTCAGGCTCCGGCGGCACAGGCAGGAATTTCTCAATCTCTGCCGGGTCATCAAGCCGGCGCATGGTTTCGTCGAGCAAGGCAATCAGCGGCTTCGCTGCCCATTCCTGGCCCATCATGCGCGCCTGACCAATTCGGTCAATCATTTTCTCAATCAACGGCAGCAGGGTTCCCCAAATCTCTCGATCATTGTTGGCCTTAGGCTTGCCAGTAGATCCGGCCTTAATGCTGACATCAAACATCATCAGCGCCTCATCCGTGGTCATGTCCACCCACACGGCCTGCTGGCCGGCGTATGTGATGGCCTCTGCCTGCGTAAACGTCTGCAATACCAACTGAGCCGTATACTCGGCCATTTCCGTCAGGGAGTCCTCCAGGGCATCCCTGCGGGCGCCGCTTCTCGCCCCAAACCCTGCCTCTTGAATCTTGGCCTCGGTTGCTGTCTTTTCGACTTGCACGGACGATTGCAGGGCATCCTGAGCCCCACTGATTTTTTCCATTTCAGCGGTGATCTGGCGTGTATCGTACAGGTTCATGTCTACCGCCGAATACGCCTTCGGGGTAATAACAGATTGAATTGGCGTATCAGGCCGTGTCAATTCAATGCCTACCATTTCCTGCGTGGTCGATCGTTCCAGCTTTTTGACCGATTCTTCCGTAATAGAAGCCGTGTTGAACACAAGGCCAGGTACGGCGCGCTGCCGATGTTCCGCATAGTTTGAGCGCGTCCGGTTGTATTCCTCTTGCAGTTCTTTGAGTTGGTACACATCGGATTGGGGATACGACTCACCGTCAATCGGATGGCAGCACAGGTCGAAAACCGGATAGAACCTGCGCCCCGTAGTCGGCGCATACGGCTCACGAGCCCAGCAATCCTTGATGCCGTCGATCATGGTGTAAACCATTCCGTCATCCTTGCACCAGATTTCCGTGACGCGCACAAATCCGTCTTTGGACTCAGCAGACTCATCATCAGCATCTACGCTGCCGCTGTCCCGATAGTAATTCGGATGGTAGTCGCCGCCGGTATTGGTCGCATCACCGTTTCTTGGGCGCTTGTGGTACAGGTTTGCCTGATTGAGCTTTTTCTCTTTCTTCTCATCGTCCCAATCGACCAGGGTCATGGTTTCGTGCTTCGTCTTGTAGTAGTCAATCGCAATCCATGGCGCGCGTAGGTAGTTCTCAACATCCCCGCACTCGGGCGCCACGGTCACATCCTCCGGCGCCATAGGGTCAATGACCAGGCCTTCTGCCACCATGATTTCCTTCTGCGCTTCCAGCGCCTTCATGTTGGACTCAATCTTGGCCTTCATTGTGAGTTCTTCTTGCTCATCAACACCAAGCTCGTCACCGGCGGCAAGGCGTTCTTCATACGCCTCAATATTCGCCATGTTCTTCATCAGGTCATTGATTTCTTCCTCAACAAGCGTGTTTTGCTCGGTGCGTGTCTGCATGGAAACTTTGAGCCAGCCAATACCGACCGTCATCGACTGGCGCACCCATTTTTTGCCCATCTTTTTCAGGCCGGCATCTTTCCACAGGCGCGAGACAATCACGGTAATGGTCTGTGCAAACTCGCGGTAGGCGCTGATACGCTCACGGTTCACAGAATCGGAAGGGCTCACCTTCACATCGGGGTTTTTGGCGTACAGGAACGCGGCCAAAACCTCCATAATCGCGCCAATCAGGTTTGCCCTGACCAGCCAATCAACATCACCCCTGGCCCATTTCCGATCATCAGCCCACCGCTTGCGATACTCATCAACGTGCTTGCGGCCAAAATCAACGCGCTCACACCAGTTCGTTACCAGAGCCTTCATCTGCCGCCGATACTTGTCCTTATCGTCCTGCTCTTTGGCCTGCAAGGCTTCTTGATCCGTGTTGTAGTCCGTAATATCCATTTGCGCGCCTTATGTTGACTGTCGAAAGAACTCTTTCATCTGGCTCGTGACCATGATGCACCGCGTCTGCTCGGTAAGTGTAAGCTCACCCTCATGCGTGGCAAATGAGCAAAAAATGACCTTTGTCCGGTCGCCTTCTTCGTTTTCTGAAAGGTGATGGACAACCGCAGACGTAACGCCTTCTGTTTCATACACCCGACGAAGCCGGCAATCTTCCATTTCGCTTGTTTCAAGGTAAAGCCCATCTGGAGATTGCTTCGCCCTCTCAAGCATTTCACGATAATCGTCATCTATCGCAAAGTTTTTGAACTTATAAGACCTCTGACCTTCGCTCCGCAACTGAAAAAACGCCGTTACCTTGCGAACTTTTGATCTTCCGTTCATCCCCTCGAAGATCACAAACCGATCCACAGATGTGTCCTGCATGATTGATCGAATCTCGGCCAGTATTTCCGTCCACTCCATCAAAAATGCTTGACCCGTGTGTCCCCGTGGGCTCATTTCCGATCCCGTCATCTGTATCTTCCCCGAAGGTTTGAGAATCCCTTTCTGGTACGAGATATAGGATGCAGTCACCGTACTCACCGCTCCGATTGCGGCGACGATTATTTCTGTACTCACGATGATCGCCCCTTATGAAATCTATGATTTGTTGAATCATTATAGCCTCACTTGGCTAAAACGGTCGCCTTTGGCTCCCGCTTTTCCAGCAAAATGTTTTTTTCAAACGCCTGTCTGCGGTACACACGAATTCCGTACACCGCAAAGAATATGGATGTCAGAAGAACCTGATACCACAGGGGCGTGGCCTCAAGAGAAACAAAGCCTTCAGAAACGTACGGCTGGTAGTACGGGATAAATGCGCCAATCGCCGGTATCGACACAACAATTAGCACGAAATATTGCTTCCAGCCCTTGCTGTGCTGCATGAGTGACATTTTTTCCCACTCATGGTCAAAACCCTCAGACTGAATGGCGCGCTTTGTTTTTGCCGCTTCCCACGCGGCCTTGCCTTCTAGCTTGCGAAGCTCGATCTCATGAATCTGCCTGATCTGCTCCAGCTTGAATTCGGCCTTGCGTTCAGCCTTGTTGATAAAATAATCGGCAACCTTCGGCGCGGCCTGGCCGATGAGTTTGCCAACAATCGCCTCCCAAAGCATTACCTATCTCCGCGTGTCAGCGTTGATTGGCTTCCATCCTTGGCCGCGATCAACAAATAGTTCTCCGCGCGGCAACGATCCTATCGCCGCAATCTGAACATGCATGAATTCCTTGTTGGGATAGTAACACGCCCGATCAAATTCCAGCGCGCCGAGCATTTCCAAGAGCGCCTTCGGGCTATGCCTGCCGCTCCAAATATCAGCGGCCAATCCCAGTGTGTGAAAACTGCCGGGATGACCGCCAACAGCCTCATTTACCGCCGACGAGCGAAACCAGGACGTAGGCGTAAGCGGCCCAGCCATACGGCGCAGCGGGTCAAGCACCAATGCACACAGGCGAACCGAATTGACAATATGAAACAGCTCCGGCTTGTTCGGAAACGGCATGCTGGTCGCCGTCATTTCATCAAGCGTAAAAAACTCACCGATCTGCATAATGCTTCCTCAAGCTAAACCCTAGTGTACGACAAATTCAACGACAGCCCGAAAACAGCATCCGCATTATCCGTCCCGCCATTGGTTATACGGCGCAGCCTAAAAGAGATTACACTGCTGGGCTCAGGCAATGTTTGAGCCGATGAGTCATCGCTTACAAGCTCCCAAGCAACGCCAGGCCCGGCGCTTTCAATCTCCAAAGTAACCTCTGACCCAAACGCCTCTCCGGGCTGGGCAATGGTGTAAATGATCTCCCATTTCACATTCTCTGTATCGGTTCCGTCCGTTGTCCAGTCAACCGAAAAAACCCCGTCTGCATTAGACAACGCATCGGAAGGAACGACAATCGAGCCATACATAAAGTCATTGACACTAAAGTCATAACATTGAACTGTGCCGTCCGGGCCGAACGCTGCTAAGGTCGGAGCAGTGCCGCCTTCCACCATGCTTGCAACAGACAAATACACCGATGAGGAAATTGGAAGATACGCCAAATCATAGTCATCAGCGGTCGCCTTCGCCAACACAGTTCCGGCAGCACCGCCTGTGGGCAGAGCCACGCCAATAACGTGCCACTCACCATCCGGCCCTAGAACTCTTGCTACATCTCGCACGGTTCTGTTCCTCTGTTGCGTTCAAAACCCATATTTACACGCTTCATGTTATTGCGATGTTCGTCGCCCTGTTTTTCTGGGTTCCCTTTGTGCTTAACTCGCTTTTTGCTGCTATGAATTAAGGCAGCAGGTCGTTCATATAGTTGAATGCCGTGGTGCGGTCGGTACTTGATAGAGACTGGTCGTAAACCACTAGTCCATAAAGCCTGCCATCCGGAACCGTCCAACTGCTGATGTTGCTTAGGCGGCGCGTACCTCCGATAACGGGCGCGTTCGGTGCCTGGAATGTTCGCGTTTGTGGCAGAGTGTCTACGTCATCAACACTAACGACGAACGTGCTTGCTGTCGTGGTGTTTTGCACTCCGTAAACAAGCGCTGTCAGGCCAGTCATCTCCGGGGTCGTGTTCCAATTTATTGAGGTTCGGCTAGAGGATAAGATGGAAATATAGTTTAAGCCTATAGTCCCCCAATGCGCGGCACTTTGTGAACTATTTTGCGAGCTAAAATGAAACATCCCGCCTGCTGCGCTGCCGCCAGAATCCACAACGTGGACTGCGGCCATAAACGTTCCCTCAGTTGTGAGGTCAGTTGTTAAGTCAGGACCGACAAGCCAGTCGTCGCTGAATTGGACATAGGTAGTTTTCCATGTTGGTCTGCGGGCGTTGTCAGACTGCACCCAATCCCCGCCGCCGTTGCTGTCCTCCCATACTGCGATGGGGTCGCCGTCTGCCGTGACTGGTGTTGTCTTGCCCGTGTCCTGCCACATCTTGCTGTTGTCGGTTGGGTCTAGCCATACCACAGCGTCAGCCAAGAAAGGCGGCGTTGGCAGCTCCACAACCGTCAGCGTCACAGGTATGCGGTTCCCCTCCTCCGCTGCCAAGTTCGTGCGGATGTCGGTAGCCGTGGCAATGTAATCGCCGCTCATGTCGGCCTGGGCTGTTTCCACATCATACGGAACGCCGTTGGCTGTGAACTGTATTTGCACAGTATCGCCGCCCGTGATAGGCGCGGCTGTCCGCAGCGTTAGCTCGTCATCACCCGTGGACACCAGCGCCGTGATGGTAGTGCCGCCAAGTGCTTTAGGTTCTATGTCGCCGAATGCCATTATGTAGCCCTGCGCCTAAAAGTCATCGTAACTTAGTCCTGCGCCGCCGTTGTACAGGTCCGTAATTTCCGTGGTGGTCAGCGCCCGCTGCCAGAAACCAACCTCGTCCACCCATCCGTTCATTTTGCGATTGCTTAGGCTATGGTAACGACCCAGCTTGAAATTGAACAAAGCGTCATTGTCGTACAGCGTCCAGTTAAACGCGCTTTGCGCATCCTGCACACCGTTTAAATAGTTGGTAACACGAACCTGACCGCCACCAATATCCTCTACAACGCTGGTGAACATATAGTCAGTGCCAGTGGAAAGAACCGTTCCTGTCGTGCCGCCAACCTCGCCGCTAAATGATGAACCGTTGCACAGCAAGGTAACCAGTCGACCCGATGTGCTTACATAGGTAAGCGCTGAATTAGAAGGCTGGTTGCCCGCGCCACCGTTTGCTCTGTTCCAAGGGACGGGAAAACCCGACAGCGAATTAAAATTCACCCAGCAATTCACGCTGTAACTGCTTGCAAAGTCCAGTCCTGTGTTTACACCTGTTCGCAAGTCAGTGGCGGCTGATCCATCGAAGTCTGCGGCATTGCTTATAATTCCAGGCGTTGAACTGACTGCTACATTGCTGGCATTCATGTCGTTAGAGCCTTGCGAGTCGGCCCTTGTCCCGGATGCCTCGTCAAGTTTCCAGTACCCAAGCAGGTTATTCAGCAGCGTTCCTGGTGGCGGCGTGGACGAATCATAGCCGTAATCCGTGCCATCCGTGCCAATCAGCCAGCCGAGCGCTGGTTGTTGAATCCATATATCCCCAACACGAACACCATTTTCTGGAGTATCTACAGGGTCATCGCTATCAACAAACACAGTGCTTTCACGGGTAAATAGCCCGTTACGAAGAACATAATACTCGTCATCGCTTCCTGGATGTTCAACCAAAAGCAGGCTATCCGTGCCAAGCTCTGCAAGATTATTAGCGTCAGTCGATACCGCTGTCGGGCCAGGTGAGCCATCTGCACCGTCTGCGCCATCCGCTCCGTCCGCGCCATCCGCGCCAGGGTCGCCTTTGTCACCCTTCGGGCCAGCTTCACCTTCACCGCCGGCGCCACCCAATGACCGCAATTCTTCCTCAGTCACCAGCCGGCCATCAGGCCAAAACACGTTCACGCCAATGCGGGCGCCCAGCGTTGCGCCTTCCTCAACCACAGTGAATTGCCGGTTCCCCGGCCCGAATCGCTTGACCTTACGCTTCTGTACCACGCAATATCTCCGGGTCGCTGAACTTCGTTATCGTTGTATCTTGCCGCGACCTACCCGCAGAGTGTAACCCATCAGTCAGCCAAATGTCTTTCTCTGCCGTTCTTCATCGTCGCCCTCAGTGCCGTGCGTCAGCCACTCCCATGTGAACGGGGTCAAACCCTTCTTCTTCTCGCGTGACACCTTCGCCGCACTCCATCGGGCATGTTCCAGGCCACGGCCCAGCAACGAACAAACGTCTACAGCATCATCAGGGATGCCGGGAGACGGGAACATGCACAGCAATTCAATCAGCCGATCACCCCACGGACACCGCGGAATCCACACCATGCCCGAATGAGCCAAGCTCTGGAACGCATACGCGCGGCTCGCCTTCGATCCCGCATTTGGCAAATAATCAATGAACACCCGTATCCCCGTGTCCTTCATCCGGCGCGTCAGCGCAGGCTTCACCGCCTGACGAATAATCCCCTTCTCGTCAAAACCCTCCTTCACACCCCACTTCTTCGACAGGTTCAACAGCCGGTCAATCCCAACGTCCGTTTCTACCTTCCCGTAAAACCAATCCAACAGCCACAGGTGGCCTTTGTTGTCGAGGCCGCCAACGCCGTGCTCAGTGTTGTCACCCTCATCCTCAACCGTCGCCCAATCAGATGCAATGTAATTGTTCAGGCTCGGTGGATGCTCGCCAATCTCATAACGATTGAACCAGCTTTCCTCAAACATGTTCCCCTCATCAGGACGAGGACGCTGCTGAAACAAAGCCGCCCATCGCCGCTGACTCGGCCCATCACCATCCTTCGCTGACGAAGGCTCGTACATCTGCCAGTGCTTCTTCGGAAACCACTCAGGCCACAAATACTCCCCAATCTCACGACCCAACGGGTCATCATCCCGCTCACACTTCGCCGGAATGTTCAAAACCTCCCAATCAAACCCGTCACGACACGGAATCGAACCCGACTCGCCATCATAGTCCTTCGGCAATATGGAGCCCGCCAAATCCTCATACGCCCAGCGCGTCTGAATCAAAATCGCCCACGCGCCAGGCTTCACGCGCGTCATCAAATCATCCTCATACGCCCCCAGCGTCTTTTCCCGAATCGTTTTCGACTCAGCATCCTCACGACCCTTCACCGGATCATCAATAATCACCCCGTCAGCCCTGTTACCCGTCAAACCCGACAGCAAACCGCCGCTCATGTACTCAGACCCGTTCGTCAATCCCCAAAATTCCTTCGCCTGCATCTTGCGCTGGATCTCAGTATCGAACGACTTCCGGTAAATGTCCTGGTCGCAAATCATCCTCCCGCGACCACCCAGCTTCTTCGCAATCGGAGTAGCATACGAAGCCAAAATGATCTGGCTACCAGGGTAACGACCCATGTACCAGGTCGGGCTCACCACAGTCGCGCATGTGCTTTTCGCAGCACCAGGCGGCATGAACACCATCAAACGACCAAATCCACCCTCCTTCTCCATGCACTCCTGAACCTTCTGATACAACACACGGTGATGCAAAGGCAAACTCAACCCAGGCTGCGGCAAATGATCGTCAACCACCCACTCCGGCGGCTCCGCATCAGGATTCTCAGGATCAAGGCCATCGTAACTGCCCAACGCAGCATCCAACCAGTCAACCTCGCGAACAGGCGCAGCCGGAATCGCAATAGTCTCACCAAAACCCAATAACGACTCCTGCATCCGGCGCCGGCGTATCAATTCCTCCGCTACCAACGCATCAATGTCATGGTGGTCAGTCATCCCGCGAAAGCTCCTTGAGCCTTAACCTCGCATCACGCAGCACGGCTTTCGTGTGCCTGATGTCTTTTTTTAACTGCTCAACCATATGAGGATTGCGCCTCAGCGTATCTGCGGCCAACTCCCCCAAACTCGGCGGTTTACAAACAACAAGAACACCCCGGTCATCATCAGTATCCCACTCAATTTCATGGCCCTTCAAAGTCACATCATCATTCATATCCATCTACCTCCTATGTGTGTAACCAAACCCTAACACCCGCCGCATTACACATCAACATCTTGTTCTTCGGTATTAGTACTAATGACATCCTGACCAGAATTGCTCGCCGGTAGCGGGGGGTCTGCCTCCCGCTCCCCGATACCCCGTCCGTTCTCTGTGGGGGGGTGTACCCCGTCCCGCTCTGGCAGTTTTTTCTCACGCTCCACACTCTCGCCCTCTATCACGCGCGCACCGTTGCGGCTTAACAGGTATTGAAACAGCGCTTCACTGTCCAGCTTGTCAAGCTGTGCGGGGTCAAGGTCACCATTCACGCCGCGCCCTTCGCCTTCCCCTGTCGGCAGCATGTCGGACGCTTTGCCCCATCTCTTGCGGTCAAGGCGCGCGGCCAGCCTTTCACGGACGCCAATAGCGTTTCGCGCATGCGCTGAGCTTATTTCTTCATTGTCGGCAATCTCTATTGCCTGCTCTATCGCATTTTCTGCGCGTATAGATTCGGCTTCGTCAAGCAGGCGACCAAAAACCGGATATTCCGCCCGCCAGCGCCGCACCGTGAACTGCGAGGGCACAAAGTCATTAAGCGCACAAATTCTGTACATGGCCACGCCTTGCGCGTACTGCTCCGCGATGAATTGGAATAATTCCAGGTTAGGTGCTTTCTGAATCGCTGACATTTTCACTCCGCTGGCCACAGATGGGCGCACAAGGAAAGAACGCCGACAAGGATAGACCATGCAGACAACAACGCAAAATAACACCGCGAGAGCCAGTAGCGCGCGGACATCGATTTCCTACGATTTGGCGCGTTTATGGTGGTGATCTGACAACCAGGCCGCTTTTCCCCTGTTTTGTTATACCTTTTATTGTACGAATGTATTAACTCCGCATTTCCATGCATTAACTATGCACTAAAAATGCATTAAGTTTGGGCGTAAGTACCTGATTGTCTTAGATTAATGCATTAAATGACTAACTTTTTCCATATAAGTAGCCCTATATACAATTAATTCATACGAGCATCGTTATACAGTTATGCAACACTTTTCCCCAGTTAATGACCTAATAGCAATTAATTCAATATTTCGTGAGTTATATATAAAAACATGATCATTTAATACACGATTCTTTATATTTCAATAACTTACGCAAAAAGTTAATACATGACTTAATGCATTTTCGTGCATTAACTCCGGTTTTTTCGCTTGCTGGTATATAAACAGTTGACACCCAAAACCATAAATATTAGTATCGCCATTAGTGCTAATTTTTTTAATTTGAAATGGAGCAAAAGCATGAAACAGTACAGAGCCAGAGCAATTTTCAAGCAATATTTCACGGCTGTCATCGAAGACGCCTGAAGTGTCCGCGCTGGACGTAGACGCCATTGTGGTTGCGCATACATCACCCGACCGTGATGGCGCGTGGAACGGCCCTAGCAGCATCGTCTACATGGGCACCGCGCGCGAGTGCATCGACTACATGCGCAACCTTGCACATTGGAACCACTCAACAGGGGAAACACCATGAATAAAGCAATTAACACGCTGGAAGAACTGGACGAGATTCTAGAATACGGGCCGTATGCATGGCCTGGCGGCTATGGAATCGTTTTTCTTATGGGTGATGACGAAGCAGTGTGCTTTGAGGCCGTGCAGAAAAATCGCGAGCTTTGCGCCGCTACCTTTGATTTGCCAGAGCGCCCGGATGATGAATGGCGACCCGTTGCGGCTTTCATTCATTGGGAAGGCGACCCGATGACCTGCGCGCATACTGGCAAAGAGATTCCCTCAGAATACGGCGATCCTTGGGAGCGCAGAGCGTGAGCGCCAGCAGGGTATTCAGTCGCGCCGCAGCCTACACAATCACACTTGCCGCCCTGGCGGCTATCGCATGGGGGTTTATGTTATGAAAAACCTAAATGACGCGGAACTGATGAGCGCCTGCGAGGGATTTGCGGAAAACGCACACAAGCAGACGCGCGCCGATCTGGCGCTTGTGGCCCGCAACCTGCGCGCGGAAATCACGCGCAGGGTAAAAGGGTCGCCTTACAAGAGCGGGCAATTTCACAACGCATTGCGCGCCATTGAGCGCGCCCTGGAACACGCAAAACCGTTCAGCACACGCGGACAGGTGGCAGCATGAACACCAACAGACCGCAAACAATGCAGGAAATAGAGCGCCGCGGCGCCTCAACCCTGGTCGGGAATGGCGTCTATAGCTGGCTGACCGCTGGCGAGATTGAGCGCCTTAAAGATGCTATACGCCACCGCTACCCGCTAGTCAGGCCGCATATGCAACACGCGAAAATGCAGCAGCTCGCCAGCAGACCCATGGTGGCGCTTGATTTTATTGAACATTCAGAGAGGGACAGGAAATGATTAAATTGATGATTCACACCACAGTGAGCCGCGCAGACGTTAACGGGAACCGCTACAGCGTGACAAGCTATTACACGCCAGCGAGCCGCGCCGCTTTTCTTATCACGGGCAGAGAGTGGGGCGACAACTACAGTAATGCGCGCGCACATGCGCTGAACGCTGGCCTGACCCACGAGGAAATCCATCAGACGATTAACGACATGCAGCCCATTAGGGAATTTAACCGCATGGCGTACTACCAGAACGCCGATAACCCGACCGATGAGGAAATCGTGAGCGCGATTAAAAAGCACACACAAGCAGAGGAAACAGCAGCATGAAAACACCAGCACAGAGAGAGCGCGAGTTGACCGAGCGCACATACAACGAGCCAGCCCCGCACGTTCACGCGCGGGACGTTCTGTATACGATCCATTGCGAGTCATTCCGTATAGCGCGCCTGTTTGCGCTTGGCGATTACGTAGGCGACCTGGCAACGCGCAGCCCGCATCCTGACGCCCTGTATCACTTCCGCGCGCTGCCGCCCTACAGGACACCCGCCGCGCTGGAGCTGCGCGCCCGCGTTGCGCGAGTCATGCGCGCGAAACGTGGCACGTTGGCAGAATGGTCTACCTTGTGGGATGCGATGGACGCGTTCCCGCAGGACTGGATCGCAACGACGCGGGAGATGTATTGGGCAATGTTGGAGGCCGTGCCACCGCGCGCCATGGGGCGATTCGGAGCGTTTTTAGTAGGCGAAGCGCGCAGGCATAACGAGAGCGGACAGGGCGTGTATGCCGCCTTCTATCTCGCCAACGGCTATGACGACATCCGCGCGCGCCATATGACCGTGAGCGAGTTTCGCGGGAAGTTTGGCGAGGCTTTTTCGGGCTCAAGAGCCTGAAACGGGAGGTTAGTGGCTCAAATCGTGCGCCCTGGTGGGCGCACCGTTGGAACCATTCACCATCACCACAGAGAGAGAGGAAAGAAAAATGGATCTCAAGTGTAAGTATTGCTTTGAGCCGTTCGATGCATGGGAGTTACGAAACAGCATGAACTGCGCGCCCTCGCGCGCCTTCGCGCTGTTTGAGAAATACGGTTGCGGATTCATTGAACACGCATGGAACGGAAAGCAGCTTAAAACGTGCGCCGATAACGACACAGCAACACAGGAAGCAACACCATGAAAAACGTTTGGAGCGTAACCTTTGAACGCATCACGCCCGAAAGCGCCGAGCATGGGGATGTTGACGCCTCGGGATTTTTGGCCGAACGCTGCACCCTTCGGGACGCGCTCGCATACTGGGAAGGCATAGGCGGCTACGTTGAGGCCGACTGCTGCCCGCTGAGCCTAAAGCACCCGCCTCGCTGGTTTACCGCGTACGGAGAAATGG